AAAGTAGTATCGTTATCGGGGAAGGTCGGCGTCGGCGCTTTGACCTCCCCGGAGAACGTCGCCGCGGTGCCGGTCAAAGGTCCAGTCAACGTGCCGCCGGTCAGCGGCAGGAACGGCCAGTCGTCAATCGTGCCCGGTGTCGACGGGATGACCGGCGGGAACGTGTGCGCCGGATCAATGGCGATGGTGTAGTCGGGGCCACCCGTGACGTCGATGCCGGTGCCCTCGGTGATCGTCACCGCGCCACCCGGCGGGCCTTCTGGTCCTACCGGCCCGACAGGCCCCTGCTCACCGTCGTAACCGGGAAGCCCCTGCTCACCCTGTGGCCCCTGCGGTCCCTGTGGTCCTTCCGGCCCTTCCGGTCCCACAGGACCGATCTCGCCCGTCTGCCCCGGCGGACCTTCCTCCTTGCCTTGGCCCGGATTGCACACGACCCACTGCATGGTGGATCCGTCATCGAACCAAGTGAACAAAAACCCGCGCGTCGTATCCCACCAGAAATCACCCGCCAGCGGACCCGTTGGCGGGAAGTCGCTCATCGTGTGCTTGGGCGTGGGATTGGTGATCGTCGGCGCGTTGCTCGGCGTCGGAACGAACACCTCGGTCGAGGGAGCCGTCTCGGCAACGACGCGAGTGGAATACTGCATCCACGCGCCCTGCCCGGTCGGCCCCACGTACCAGACGTAGCGCCGACCCGTAGACGTGTTCTGCCAGACGTCGCCTGATCGTGGCGACGCTGGCGGCGACGTTCCCTGGACTACATCAAGCGGCACCTACTCCTCCATGGAAAGGAGACGGATTACCCCGAGGAGTAACCCGTCCCTTGCAGCACCGGAGGATCAGACAGGCGTCGGGCTCGTCACGACCGCTTCCGCAATCGCGATGGGATCAACCACCTTGTAGCCGTAGACCTGAAGGCCCCTGAGCAGCGTGCCGAAGGTGAACTCCGACCGCAGCGTCTCGACCTTGGATACCTGCGACGCGAACGTCAGGCCGTGCGCGTGACCGGCGTAGATCACATGCTCGCCCGCTGCCAGCGCCGGGGGACCAGTGATGGCACCCTTGGGCATCAGGTTGGAGACGTACAGCGTGAAGCGGTCGATCATGCCCAACCGGCCGTTACGCAGGATCGAGGTGTCGTCGCCCGACAGGTAAGCCTGCCTGAGTTCCGAGGCCTTGATCAGCGTGGCGGCCCATGTCGGCATGACGATCCAGCGTCCCTGCTCGGGGATGTTCTGCTCGTCCAGCGCCTGGCCCAGCCTGAGGATGATCGCCAAGATGGTGGCCTGACCGGCGACCGGCGGCGAAGCCTGATTGGCGACGACCGGCACGGGAGTGCCCGTGACGCCCAGATTGATGTTGTTGGAGAGCAGACCAGCGGTAAGGCCCCGGTTCTTGGCGTGAGCTTGGCCCAGCATCCCCAGAAGCACGTCGCTATCGATAACGATCTTCATCTGCTGCGCGGCGTCGTCCGACCAGATGCCCATCAGGTTGATGTCGCTCTGGATCTCCATCACGTCGTCGAGGATCTCGTTGAAGTACTTGCCCTTGTCGATGTTGAGATCGACGATGTTGGACGACGGGCGGTCGACGGCGAGATTACCGCCCACGAGATAATCGCGAATGGTGATCGTCGGCTTGGTGCGGATATGCACCTTGTCGCCCTGATTGCGGATCTCGCCTTCGTAGTCGGTGTTGGAGATCGCGGCCAGAACGGTCGATGCGTAGAACTTCTCGATCAGCTTCCCGGACCAGATTTCCGGGATAAACGTACCGGCGTAAGCAGGCGAAGGCTGTGTACTGCCCGTCGGAAAAATCGGAGGGGTAGTACCTGCACCAGCAAGAGGATAGGCCATTAGATGCTCCCAGGCGTGCCCAGGATCACCTCATGTACGGATCTCTGGGCAACTGTGTGCGGTTGTCGGAAAGAATGCGACCCTCGCGCTGCGCCAGCATGATGTCTTGGTCGATAGCTACACGTTGAGCGTCCCGACCATTCCAACGTCCAGCAGCCACGTCGGTGTAGAACCGAGTGATCTCAGCGGCGGTGTAGACTGGCTTCTCAGCGGGCGTTCCACCGGCTGAGTGGGCTCTGCCCGGAGCGGCTAGGGAAGCCAGATCGAGCGGCGCTCCTGGGGTCCGGGGGTCCATCGGGGTATCCGACACGACCATGCGGGACGAAGGTGACGGCCGCTGCTGGACTTGCCCTTGCGGGTTCGTAGCAGCCTCCTCTGCGAGGAAGGCCTGGAAAAATGCGGCTACCCTGTTGGGATCACCGGAGTTCCATGCCTCCTGCATTAACGTCTTGCGTATAGCACCTGAGAAAATATCCGGCAACTGGGACCATTGAATGAAATTCGGATCCCGGTTGAGGTCGGCCCAGTTCGGGATCACCGCCCCAATCGAGTTGTGCATCCGGCTCAGGAAGGCGTTGCCGGTTTCCTGCTGAACGTGCCCAAGCTGGCCCCTGAGGTTTTGGATCTCCTCCTGCAAGGGACCAGCAGTTTCCGCCGCCACGCGCCGCATGATGTCGACGAACTCAGGGCCGTAATCCGCGATTTCTTCTTCGGTAAGGACGCGCCCATGATTACCCTGGCCGTTCGCTTGGGGCGGCGGCCCGCTCCTGAGCAGACGATTTTCCTGCTCGATCTGTTCGAGGCGCTCGCTCAACGACGTGATCGCTTCACGCGACCGGCGGATCTCAGCATTTTCACGCCCCTCGCGGGACTTCCACATCCGCTCGTAGTCGACCGGACGGCCGTCTTGCGGATCGGGCGGACCCACAGGAGGTGCATCGGGTGGCGACTGGTCGGACGGTGGCGGGGCGGGGTTTTGATTTTCCTCAAGCTGGGCCGCTACCGATTTTTCCGCATCGCCTGCGATGGCTTGCTGGATAGCCTCGGAGCGTCTTCCTTGATCGAGGATCTGCTGTGGGATCTTCACGTTGGGGTCGACCCCCGCCATCGGGGTCTGCTTCGAGATGATCTCGGCGGCTGTCTTGGGTAGGGCCATTACTTCCTCGCTTCGTACTTGGCCCGAAGGTCGAGGCAGTCCTCAAGCTTCTGTCGAAGCTGAGTTACCAACTGTGCCTTCCCCTGGACCGGAAAGATTACGTTCGGTTCGGCCGCCTGAAGGTCATCACGGCACCGGCTTTCGAAGACCCTGAAGGCGTCCAGCAGCTTGTCGTACTCCCTCGGAGCGGCCAGTTTCAAGTCCGCCGCTGCCATAACCAGCCCAAAAAGCGGGTCGCTCACTTGGGTTTCGGGTACCCTTGGTCGATAATCGACTGGTAGCTCGTCAGCGCGCCCGCCCCGCTCGGGGTGAGCTTCGCGTAATTACCCATCGACATCGCCATAGGCCCGCCCTTGGTCAGCTTGTTCACCGCCTCACGCGAGGGGAGCATAGCCTTGGACTTGAGCTTGAACGGCTTTTTCATTTCATCGGCTTGGGAAACCCAGGCCCTCCCACACTGAAGTCGTAGGGATTATCGGTTTTGTACGCCGCAGTATTCTGGGCGTAGCGCCGGTCGCCCACAGCGCCAATCGTCGGCCCACCTCCCAACTTGGAAGGGTTGGTACCCGACGCCTCGGTCAGCTTCTGCTTGCGCGCGTTGCTGCCGAGCGTCCGGTTGCTCAGATTAAGCGCACCCCCTTGGGGGGTCGCCGCCTTGGTGAAGCGGGTACCGCCTAACAGCTTGGCCATCTTACTCCCTCGGGTAACTACGGGGAGGTCTTGCCGCCCTCAGCCCGCTGTGAGCCACGGTTGCCGAACATCTTGGTCGACCCACCCGAGGCGAACTTGGAATTACCGCCGGAAGGATCTTGAGAAGTCTGGCCGGGGGTCTGGGTGCCCGCGTAGGACGCATTCGACACGCCCTTGGAGAAGCCAATCGCGTGGCCACCCGCCTTGGGCTCGATATCCCGACGCGAGCCGCCCTTGCCCTCCTGGGACGAGTGGCCGGGGGTCTGGGTACCCGACGGGGTGAACTTGTGCATCCGACCGGAAGGGCCACCCAACGTGCCCCACTTCTTGCCTTTCTCAGCCATCTGACCCTCCTTGGGTTAACCTGGGCCTGCGCCCGCGCTTCTCGGACTTACCACGTTCGTTTGCGGCCCACCCTGAGGGGGCCGAGGCGGCGGGCCCGGAGGACCGGGCGGCTTGCCCTTTGGCCCGCCTGGGCCACCGGGAGGCGGTGGCGGCTGCATTGCCGAACCCGGCATACCCTGCAACGCCGCCATCTTCTTCGCCTGTTCCTCCTGCTGGTCAAGCTCGTCCTTGCTCGGCACGACTTCCTCACCATCGAGGCCGATGCCCTGGCTGACCGCTCTGAGAACATTTGCCCGACGCTTCGGCCCCATGATCTGGAGATCGACCGGGTTGTTCGTGAGTTGCAGGAACTCAAGCTGCCGCTGGCGCTGGGTTTCGCGCTGAACCGCGACCACCACGCCCTTGGGCATTACTTCTTCTTCGCCGGTAAGGAGCCCGGAGGTGTCGGACATAAGCACCAGATCGAGGAGGTTTCGGAGCAGCGGGGACATGACGTCCCGGTCGATATTGGCGCAAACCGTCTGTAGGATTTTGCTCGCGTTGCCCATAAGCATGGCAAGCCCCGAAGCCGTCCGGCCCGCTCCACCCCCCGGTGAATTGCCCGAAAGGTACTTCGGGATCGCGGACATATCGTCAGCCAGTCCGTAGAACGCATTGAACACCTGTAGATGTTCCTGGGCATTGCTCTGGGGCTGGAAGAACGTAATAGCGGCTTCCGTGGATCCCGCCACCGCCGGGTTCACCGTTCGCCAGCGTTTCCACGGGTAAAGCTCATCCGAGTTCTCCATGCCCGACAGGCGATCCTCGTTGATCACGACCTGAGGCCCGGACGAGATGCTCATGTTGTTAACGACAGACCGGAGACTGGCGTTGGCGACTTCCTGGAGATCAGAGATGATGTCCGGTATGCCGTTACCCACCGGGGTACTCGGCACCTTCTCGAAGCTCGTAATGAAGAACGGATGACGCCGACGGGGAGAAGGCGACAACTGGACCTTGATCAAATACGAGCCGATCAGCCACGCCTGGATGGCGTAGTCCTTCAGGTCGTCCGGGATTTCCTGCGGTGAGAAGCCGTACTCAAGAAGCATTCTCCCCTGCACGTTGCCGTGAAACTCAAGGGTCGTGATCAGGTTAGACATGTTGTAGACTGGGTTTTCCCTGCTCTCCAGCACGGCGCGCGTGGCGTCGGTGCTGTCCCAGTTCTCGATAAACCCCTGGCGACCGTAGTTCTCC